TGAAACTCTGCCCAAAGTTTTGAAGTGCTACCTGAGCAGGTTCAATAAACTCACCTAAGTTCTTTACAGATCTGATATAATCATTTCCACTAAACACACTGTTTACCTTTGAATTTACTTTCTGAGTAACTGGATCAAAGAATCTTCTAACAGTAGAATAAGTTCCGTTATTCAATGCCGTGAGAAGATCATTGTTTCTTAGAATGTTAAATGATAGTATTTTTTGGTCCAACGATTGGAAATCACCTTTCGGTTGGAAGGATATTGGATTCTCGTTTACTTCACTTTTAAAATATGATGCTACAACCTCACCCTTAATTAAGGCATCAATAGATCTAAATTGAAATCCCTCTGTTGTCTGGTAGAAGAAAAATCCTGCCGTAGCAGAATTACCTGTTTTACTGCTGCCACCAATTTGAGGAACTGCCTTTGAAGCAAGTTTAGTAATCAACTCAAAAGGATGTTTATTGTTACCACAGAATCCTAGTTTATTGATTGTATTATCAACAACTACCTTACCTGGATCGCTGAATGACTCCTTGATAATTCTTCTGACGTGAGCATCAATTCTGGCGTCCTTTTTATATCTCTTCCCAAGAATAGTTTGCTGATCTTCGTATCCTTCTTTTGAGACGAGATTTAGAATGAAAAACTCTTTATTCTCCTCTCTTATCAATGCTGATACTCCCCTCACAAACATTGGATTATTGAGATAGTCCAATGGTAGATTAGAAGAACTGTTTGGTTCAATGTAGATTCTTACCGGTTCTCCTCCACGAATTTTCAATGATTCATAAACAGAGGAAGCGACTCCCTGATCATCTCTCAGAGCACCACCAGAAGCCATAACTCCAATTTTAGCACTCACAGCAGGGCAGTATAAATCCTCGTAGAAGTCAATGAATACTACTCCCAATTTAATGTCAACAGAATTACCAGTAAAAGATTCTACTGTGACTTCACTAAAAATTGAAGAATCAATTGCCGCCATTATGTGAATACTATTTTACAGAAATATTTATTTAAGTTTTTATAAACGTTTGTTTGAGAACTTCTACGGTATTTGTTATTACATTATTAGATTCATTTGTCCTATTGCTAGCAGCGCTTTCAGAAACTGATTCAGATCTTTCAGCAGCAGTACCTGAAATATTTGTGTTGTTTGAGGTAGATGTTCTCTTATACTGAATAAACCTCAGGAATTTTACATAAGGTCCTGGATTGATACCACTACCACCTCCCGCACCAATCGGTCTAACCTCAAAATGAAGGTGTGTGCCGGTACTTCTCCCAGTATGACCAACTTCTCCAATTGGCATACCTGCTTTATAGTGTGCTCCCCTCTTAATACCAGGACCATATTGTTCAAGGTGTGCGAATAAGAAGTCAACTCCTTGACTTTCAATGATACAATAATTTCCATACCCCGAACCATAGTCAAGGTAAGTTACCTTTCCACTAACCGATAAAGCACAATACCATCCTCTGGTTCCGTGGGGTGGAGCAAAGTCAATACCAGCGTGTGATGGTCTGGATGGAGTTTTGTACCCAGATGTTTTGATAATAGGTGATGGGACACTTCTATCCGTTGTATTGAAGTCCTTAGGAGTCAACTGTTTAGTGATTTGAATTCCGCTATTAGTTGGTGTAGCACTAGATGATGTTACATTTGAAGCATCACCAGTATTTTGAGTGGTAGTTGTAGTAGTGGATGAAGGTGGTGGAGATGGTGCTGTCTGCTGTGCTGCTTTACCTTCTACCTGTTCCTGCTGTGCTTCCCCCTGCCCCTGCTGTAGCATCGGTAAGACACTATCATAGGCACTATTGATTGACTGATCGTCATATTCACCCACACCAGAAGTCTTCTTGAGTGATGCAAACTGAACAGCAAGTCTATCGTTGAACTCCTCTGGAGACATTTTCCCCTTAGCATATTCTTGATACCCGGCCTTATTGAGCCAGTTGTTCGCCATCAAGTCTTGTGTTGCCTTATCAAACTTTGTCGTTGCTGGGTCAAGACCCATATTTGTAGCAACCTCTTTAATCATCAACATCTGGTAAGCGCCCATAGCAGCACTTTTTTCTGTTCTACCTATTGATGTTTGATAGGCTAGATAATCTGTCTGTAGGTCGTGAACCTGATTGATAGTCATCTTAGTGATGTCTTCGCCAGCACGAGGGAATCCAGCAAGGGCACCACTCCACATAGCACTGTAGTCACCATTTGACTCAGCATTTCTAATTCTCTTCTTCAATCTCTTGGTGAAGTCACCATCCATTGTTGATATGGCACCTGCTGGATCACCAGCTGGATCACCAGTAACAGTTTCAGTTGGAGATACATCTACATCTGTATCACCTCTTTCGGAGTCTCCTTTCCAAGCATCAGCAAGTTTTTCCCCTTCTTTCTCGGCATCTAAAGCGGCCAACATTTCATCTAATTCTTTTTCATCCTTTCCCCATATAGACTTCAATATATCAATCTTTTCACCAACTTTGTTTGCCTCAATAAACAATTTATTCTTCTCTTCCTCAACTCTCCCCGAACGATCTCTAAAATCAAGTTCCTTTATATTCTGGACAAGTGCTTTGGTGATATTAAATAATTGCTTGAAGACAGAACCGGTTTGCCTTATAGCAGCATTAACCGTACCAACAAATAGTCTGATTTTTTTAATAAATGTTCTAACCTCTTTAATAATTGTAGGTAGATTATCAAGCGCCCAAGCAAGTACTAACTGCCATAGTGCTTCCAATGGTTTTTTTAGAACCTTTTTTACTATGTTTGTAACTGGTGCAGCTACTTTTTTTGCTTCCCTGAATATTTCAAGTTCCTGTCTTTGACTATCCCGTGCTTCTTTTACTTCTAGTTGGTCTTGTACTTTATTCTCTCTATTGATTGCCTTTTGAAAATTAGATATCTTTCTACCAGTTCTCTTAACTCTGTCTCCAGCAGTTGAAACTCCACGAGAAATCCCATTCTGGAAATTTTGGGCATTAACAACCAATTTCCTTCCAATACTAACAGCAGCTTTTCCAATCGTTGCACTTGCCATTATGCTGCCTCATATGTATATTGTGAGAACTCCCTATAGAAATCCATGCTTTCATCTACTGTAGAGAAGTCTGGAACTTCCTGAGCATCAGTATAGTCCGTTTGATATGGTTGTTGCTCTTCTCCCTCACTCATATCTATAACATCTGGAGGAAGTTCAATTGTAGTGTGCTGTGGTTGATCTTGTGTATTTTTAGCACTTTCACTAACTTGTAAATCTTCCGGCGTAGAACCTGGAATATCATTACCGATAGACTGAATAGTAGGTGCTCCAGAAGGTGGTTCTGCTGGTGGTATATCTACAACAGTAGAACCATCTCCAGTGGGATGATCTGGTGATATCTCCTCACCATCTTTATTATCTTTCCTGTCTACCAAACTTACGGTTCCGCTCTCAAGGTCAATCTTGACATCTTTACCGACATTGGGGTCTGGTTTTTGATATTCTAAAACATCAATACCAAACTGTTCTCCAAAGAATTTGGTCATTTGATTTCCTTGCTGACCAAACATCACATCGTTTGCTGTCGGTTCCTTACCAGTAGCAGCCTTATAAACATTTCTACCAATATCATCACCAAAGGCACCCATTAGGGCACCGCCAAGGAAACCACCAAGAATACCACCAATAGCAGCACCAACAACATTACCAATAACAGGAACAACTGATCCTAAGAGACCACCAGCAATAGCACCTACCTTAGCGCCACCAAGGGCACCACCACCACCTAAAACACCAGAAGGAACTGCTCGGATGAGACCTTCCATCCAGTCCATACCATCAAACTGAGTATTGATAAGATAATCAATAGCAATACCAATACCTGGAATCTTCGCAAGTAATCCAAGAATATCTTTAAGAATTTTTGTGGGAAATAGATTCTTAAGGGGACCAAGAAGGTCAGTTAGGAACTTAGTCTGCTCCTTCGGAGATGCTGCCTTTGCCCCTTTGGGTAGTTCAGGCATCATATCTTGAATTTTCTTCCCAATATTACCGATGAAATTCTTACCAGATTCAAATTTATCAGTAACAAAAGCAATTCCCTTTTTACCAGCATCACTAATGTTTCCGATTGCGTCTTGAAATGGTTTAGGTAGTCTGCTAACCTGATCCTTGATCGCTTGACCTATACCATCAAATAATCCCTTACGCTTAGGTGGAACAGCATCTGTAGCAGCATCAGCAGCTCTTGCACCATCTCTTGCATTATCAGCACCTTTTACACCATCTTTTACATTGTCGGCATTTCTTGCTGCGTCTGTTGGATCTACTTTTGGTTTTCCTCTAAACGGATTAGGTAATGACTTAAGGAATTTTGCTAACCTTCTTCTCAATCCATTAATAAGACCGCCTACAAAATCTTTGATCGTTTTAAAGATCTTACGGAAAATTTGTGTTGCTTTAGTAGCAATCCAAGTAAATATATCAACTACTTTTTTAAGTATCCTGGCAATAAAGTTCTTTACAGGTTGGAAAAGTCTATCCAGAATTCCAAATAGACCTCTGGTGCTCAACATAAAGTTGGCTGCATTAGACAGAGCTTCTGAAACCGATGGAAGGTCTTCTATAAAATCTTCAATTGAGTCAATAATTGCTGGGAGATTATCAATCACCCATGCTGCACCTAAGAGTGATAATAACTCAAAAAGTTTATCTAACAATCCTTTGACTGGTGCAGTTGTTGCCTCAGCAACTCTCCCTAAAGCATTTGCTGCATTAGAAACAGCACCCTTAAGTCCCTCTAATAATCTCTCAGCACCAGCACGAAGACCTAATTCAATTCTCCTTCTGTCTTGTCTTGTCTGTGTTTTCTCTTCCTTAAGTTCTGCCTGCTTTTCTTCTGTGAGAGTAGAAAATAATGTCTCAATATTTTGTCTATTTTTCTCTACCTGAACTTGAACCTGTTGAACAGACTCTTGATTAGAAACTTGTAGTTTCTGCATCGTAGAAGTCATAGAATTGACTGCTACAATCGCAGAAGTTGCCTGAACTTGTTCTTTTCTTCCTTCAGCACCTCCTGCTCCGCCGTCACCACCTCCAGAGCGACCAGCGTATCCTCTACGACCAGAAGCACGCTTAAACATGGAGATACGCTCTTCCTTAGACAAGTATGAACCTGTCTGAGGGGAGACTCCAGATGTAGCAGCGCCTAATAAACTCATTACTTCTGTGATAATCTTTGCTCTTCTTCCTCAATCCATTGTTTGAGGAGCATGATGTAAATTTCTCTCTCCCAAGGAATCATGTCCTCAAGTTCAGTCAAACTATACTTATGGTGTTGGATTAAAGCAAAATTTGTCTTATAGTATGACTCAAGGTCTTCATGAGCCATACCTATGCGAAAAAACTCGCTAATCCTTCCAATACGATTGAATTAGTTACACCAGTCTCAGGATTCTCAACCTCAATGGTATGAGATAGTTTAGGCATTGTATCAAAGAACTTCTCCAACTTGCTAAAGTTTTTAGGTTCTAAATCTTCAATCCAAGAAATCAACTCCTCTTTTGTAGAGTCAGATGCTGCCCAAGATTCCTCTTCTGTATAAATTTGATCAATACAAGAAGCAATGAGACCAAGACTTGCTTCAACTGTGATGTTGTTTTGATCTTGACTCATCAATTCATCCATTGAAGGATACTTCATCAAAACTGAGTATGTATCATCCAGTTGAATCTTTGGGTCATGCTCTTCATCAAACACAACACCAACTTCATCTAAGTGAATGGTAACAGGAACTTTGGTTGCTCCATCATCAGGGCACGTAACAATAACCTCAACATCAGAACCGACAGATCTACCACGAATAGCAAGGAAAATATATTCAATATCAAAAGTTGATAAATGATCTACTTTGAATCCACGAGTCTGAACACAAGCTTCAATCACCTGCTTAATTCCACTGATCATCTCTTTCTGACTACCAGACTCCTGAGCTAGAATAAGAACTTTCTCTTCTCTCACCAAGAAGGGACGATACTTAATCTTTTTTCCAGTAGAAGGGACAGTCAATTCATGAGTGATTTTAGCAATCTTTGGTAACGCCATAATGTAGTAAAAACATAATGTGAGTATTTTTATTTAGTAGGTCAGTTTTGAATCAATTCCATTAGGGGTAGGGCATTTACACTGTTGATTTCACTCTGCTTGATTTCGTATAACTGTGTTCCAGCATTGCCGACAATATAGTTTCTATTCGCTTTCAAGTGTCTATTAATTCCACTGAATCCCCACTCATAGACACCCGTTACTGTGACGAATGGGTATCTATCATAGAGCAACTCCGGTTTAGCAGCATAGTATTCAAAGACATACGTCTTTCCTGGGATTGGCGTTGGAGATGGTGTAAGGACATCAGTGAGTGCCGCCATGACCTCAAATGCCTCCTCAGTCCCAACTAACCCATCAACGACTGGTTTGACCCGATCATTCGTGGTTGTCTTCTTAACGGCATTTCTTTGATTGTTGACTGTTTTTCTAGGCATTATACTCCAAGGTCATTTTCAGTCATAATCTTAAACTCCCATCCCTGATCTATACAAAATTCTTTTGCTGCTTCCCACTTAGCAAGATTTTGAGAGTACAGTGACTCAGCAATCAAACTACTCTTTGTTTTCTTCTTATACTTCGGTGGTTGAGTTTCTTTCGCTTGTTTGACTTCAATCAACATCTTTTTCTTCTCACCATTCTTGTTGATATACTCGATGTAGAAGTCGGGGAAGTATCGTGCTTTTCTCTTTTTGACTGGATTGTAATAGGGAATTTGTATTTCTTCGCTTGCCCATTTTAATACCTTTTCATTGGTATCACAATATCTCATCATTCGTCGCTCCCAGAGTGAGCGGTATACGATATTCTTAGCATCTCCAATATATTTCTTCGGGTAACTCGGTTTAAAGATACCTTTATAAGACATAATAAATACAAGTAGAATCATATATTAATTATTTAGAGTGCCAGAAAATCTTACGTTAAAAGATGTTGCTCCCATTATTGGTAACCCCTCAAGAAATAATTACTTTGAGGTGAGTTTTGGTGGGTTATCAGGAGGTCTCAGTTCTTACCTTAGAAATAGGGGAGTTGGTGCTAAATTTATCAGTGGATCTATGGGTCTAATGTGTTATGAAGGTAGTCTACCAGGATCATCTCTAGCAGCAGTTGAATCAAATAACTGGCAGGGATACACTGAAAGTTTTGCTCACTCTAAAATATACAACAATCTATCACTTACATTCTATTGTGATAAAAAATATAAATCTTTGAAATTTTTAGAGCACTGGATGGAATATTGTTTGAGTGGAAATGGAACTTCTGGTTACAACCTCAATAATTATCAATATCGTGTTAAGTATCCTCTTGATCCCGCTGACGGATATAAGTCAAATATGACTCGTATAGTCAAGTTTGAAAATGACTATGATAAAACAATGACCTATA